CGAGCCCGCGCCGTCATACTCCGGCGCCGCGCCGCCCGAGACCGACAGATTCCCGCCCACGGTCATCGTGCAGTTCGTATGCGCGCCGCTGCCGGTCACCGACAGCGTGTTCTGCCCATAGCAGAGCTTCGCGCCGCTCGTCGTGGCGACGACCTCGCCATAGCCGCTCATCAGATGGATGCCCGCGCCGCCGTAATCGCCCGTCGTGTACCCCAGATACCCGCCGACTGCGCTTCCCAGCAGCGACGAATACACCGCCATATCCCCGCCGAGCTTGATATAGTCCGCCGACAGCGTCCCCGTCGTGATATCGCTCGCCGACAGGTGGTCGACCGAAAAATTATTGAAATCCAGGATCCCGCCGTTGATGCGCGAGGCCGAGAAATTGCCCGCCGTGATATCGTCCGCCCGCAGCCCTGTGACCACGGCGTTCGTCACGTTGAGGCTCGTCGCCGTGATCGCACCGGAGATGCTCGCCCCCGTGCACGTCAGCTTGCCGTTCGCGTCCACCTTGAATTTGTCCTTGATGGAAAGCCCGCTCGTGCCGAAGTACATGCTCGCGCTGCCCCCAAATTCGTTGGCCGTGCGGTAAATGCTGCTTTCCGAGATCGTCCACGGCCCGAAGGTCGAGTCGGCTGCCGCCGTGATCTTCCCCGACAGCACCGCCCCCGCCGCCTCCAGCGTCCCGGATGGGAAATGGAGTTTTTTATTGCTGAGATACGCGACCTCCTGCCCGTCCTGCCAGAAGCTCACCCGGTCCGGCGTCACCGTCACCAGCTCATTTTTCGTCTGGTCGATGACCCGTTCGCCGCCGTCCGTCACCGTCGTCTCGATGTTCCCCACGCCCACGCCGTAGACCGGCACAGCGTCCTTGTAGTACAGCAGCCCCGTCTTGATGTACTGCTGCGAATTGACGGAAAACTGGTTGTTGACGCCCGCCGTGTAGTCATACAGCTGTTTGATGCCGACGGAGTTTCCCTCGATCGTCAGCTGTGTCTTCTCGAGATACTTGCCGAAGTCCGAGATGGCCACATAGCTGCCGGACAGCTTCGTCGACCACGTCTCCGAGTTCGCCGCGGCGAAGTCCGCCGTCTTGATGATGAGCGCTTTCAGCGCCCCGTAGCCCGACAGCTTGGTCTTCTTCTCCGCCTCGGGCAAACTGTCCGCGTCGATGGCCTGCGAGATCTCCGTCAGCGTCGCCTTCGCCGACCAGTCGGCGAGGTTCAGCTGCTCCGTCACGCTGCACAGATACCGCCGCATGCTCTCCAGCTGCTCCTGCGTCGTCTTCCCCGCGATGGATGGGTATGCAAGTGTCAGACTACCCATGTTGCACCTCCCGTCTTACGCATCGCTTCCTGCCTCCAGGACTCGCGCCAGACTGAACAGCTTCATCTCGCCCTTCCCTGTCAGCCGGAACTTCAGATGGTCGCACCGCGCGGGCCAGATCGGCAGCAGGAAGGTACGCAGTCCCCGGCCCTCGATGTGCCCGCAGTGCCGCCACACGCCGTCCGAATCATACTGCACCCAGAAATCGACACTCGACCCCTTCGGCAGCTGCATCCGCAGATTGATGCGCGAGACGTATTTCTTTCCGACAAGGCCATACGTCATGATCCCCGTCTCCGCCATCCAGCCTACCGGCCCGTCCTTCGTCCCGGCTGTGCCGTAAACGGTCCTGAGCGTTCCATTTTCAAGGAAATACAGCTCGTCGCCGACCCGCGCAAACTCGCTTGCGTGCGTGCTGTCCTCCCGGTGCCACAGACCCTTGCGCGTGTCGTAGACGAACAGCGTCCAGTTGTGCGCCGCATCCTCCATGCTGATGAAGTATTTCCCGCGCACACCGCCCGCGGCCGCGTTTGCATACAGCACCGTGCCGAAGCAGCCGCCGATCTCCTGCGGCAGGCTCCCGTCGTACACGCACACGCCCATGCGCGACTTGTAATACAGCCGGTCGTCCACCACCACGAGGCTCTTGCTTGACCCATTCTGCACACCCGCGCATTTCTGCACGACCACCTGATGCGCCCCCGTCGCCGACGGATACACCCGGTGGAAGCAGTCCTCCTTGAAGAAGATCGGGCTATCCGCCAGCGTCGCCGCGCCCGTCCACTTTCCGTCCGTGCCGCAGCTGGCCCGCCACGAATCCGTCGCCACCCCCTGATAGCACGCCCAGTTTTTAAAATCGCCCAGCTTGCAGCAGTAAAGCTCGTTCACCGTCTTCCCGTCCGCCACACCGTACTTGCAGCCCCAGAGCCGGTTGCCGCATTCGGTGATAAAGTCCATATCCGGCACGCGCCGGGCCGTCTTCACCGTCCCGCTCGTGACCTCCGCCGCCTGGTCGATCAGCCCCACGATGACGATAGAGCTCTCGTCTGCGCCGTATAAAATCTGGCTGCCGTTCAGCTTTTTGAGCTGCTCGTTCCCGGAAAGCCCGGAGATCTCAATGCCGTCATACTGTTTGAAGCCCTTGCCGATGCCGTTCGCCGCCAGCTTCACATACACCGTCGGCACGGACACCCACTGCCCCGAGGCCTCGGCCCACTGCTTGATGGTGTGCAGACTCCCCGACGTGTCCAGCCAATACTGCCCGTTCGACGGGCTTTCCGGCTGCGCCGCCTGCGAGAAGCTCAGTGTCAGCGCCTGCCCGTCCGCAAGACACAGCGACACGCTGATCGGCGTTTCCGCCGCGTCGACCGTATTCTCATGCCCCATGTACCCATTGTCGGAATAATCCTCCGTGTTGAAGTAAATTCCGTCTGGGAAGATACACAGATACGCGCCCATGGACACGAGCTGCTTTTCTCCCGCCTTGATGTTCACCGACGGCATATACGCCTCCATGGACGCGCCGTTGATATGCAAAACCTGATTCTGCACCCAGCACAGCCTGTCCCGCGCGCAGATCGCCTGCACCCCTGAAAGCGCCTGCACCGTCCCCCGCCGCACTCTCGGCGCAAGCAGCGGATAGCAGTCCGACGTCAGATTCTCCATGTCGTAGAATTCCCCGTCAGAAAGCTTCAGATCGTGGTCATAGCCGAGAAACGCCTCGGTCGTCAGCGTCTGCTGCCGCTGCTCCGTCAGCTTTGGATAAAACATCCCGCTATCCCCCCTACAGCTTGATATACGCCGCTTCGCTCTTCGGCAGATGCGCCCGGTTGTACGCGTTCTGGTACGCCTGATAGTACATATTGTACTTGGCGGCGGAATTGTTGTACTTCGCCATCTCCCCGTTGGCGTCGTCGATCTTCATCTCCAGATACCACCGGTAAATTTCGTCATACGGCCACTCGATCAAAAGCACCGTCCCGTCCAGATCCGCCTCCGGCGTATAGCCTGCAAACGCCGGAACGTCCATTTCATGCTGTGTCAGGATCTCGCGGTACACCGCTCCGTCCAGCTCCGACAGCCAGCGCAGCTTGTCCGCGCTCCCATACTGGTTGGGCTTGAGCCGGTCGACCGTCTCAAGCGCCTCGCGGATGGTCATGCGCCCCGCCTCCTTTCTTCTGTCCGCAGCCCTCAGCCGGCGGCCAGCTCATCCTCGAGCTTCCGTGCCGCCTCCAGCTGCCGTCTTGCGTTTTCCAGCACCTCATACACCGGCTCCGGCACCTCGACCGCCTTGCCGCGCGGCACCTGAAACGTGCGTCCGTTGACGCAGACAAACACCGACTGCTGCTCCGTGCCGCACGCACGCGGCAGCGTGATGGTCTTCATGACTGCAAATGCGTTTTCCATAGCAATTCTCCTTTTCTGTTCCGTCTTTTCCGGAGACCGGCTTGCGCCGGTCTCCATCTTGTTTCCTCAGTTTGCCTCGTCCTCGGCAGAGTACGCGCCGCAGCTCTCCACACGCACCATGCGATCCTCATACAGGATCTTCGCCGCGCTGGAGAACTTGTAGCCCAGCGTCGAGAACTGGTTGAGCGGTCCGCCGACCTGGCCCTTGTCCTTGATGATCATCTCCATGTTGCCGCCCTCCGGGTCGATCATGCCGTAGGCGTCCTTGCCGAGAAACAGCGTCGCGTACACGCTGTAATACTCCGCGGGCGTGCCATTGGACTCGTCCGCCGCGGTCTTGACCGGGCAGCCCTCGCCGTTGAAGACCTTGGCCTCCGTCGTCTCGATGAAGCGCACGCCGTGCAGCTCGCCGATCTCGCCGGTAAACAGCTCCGTGATCCCCGCGTACTTGTGCGCCTCGACCCACGCGTCCGACGAGCGCAGGTCATAGGCGACCGACGGATGGATGATGGCGACATACTTGCCGTCGATCTTCGGCGCCTTGAGCTTCTTGAGCAGCGTGACGGCCTTGTTGACCTCGTCCGGCGTCAGCTTTGCCGTGGTGTCAAGACCCGCGCGGCTCGTGACCGCCGTGTGCGCGCCGTTCGTGCCGACCTTGTCGCAGTACTGCACGTTCGTACCGGCCACGACCACGTTGCGCACCAGCTTGTCCTGCGTCGTACCGGCCGACGCGCCCAGCTCCTCCGCCGCACCCAGAATGACGTCGTCGATCGCGTGCAGCTCCAGCTGGTCAGACACCGACACATACGTGCCGTACTGCGTGACGGCCTGCGTCACCGCGCTCTGGCCGAACTTCTGCCCCGTCGGGATCACGCCCTCGGTCAGCGCGCCCGCATCCTCGAGCGTATTCCACTTGCGCCACTCCACGGTCTTGCCGCGCCCGGCCGGCAGCACCTGCTTGCGGGCGAACTGCGTGTGGATGAGCTCCGGACGCGCGTTTTCCAGCA